TCAAGATCACTGCCCGCGACACCGCGGCTGCAGCCTGATAGGAGGACTGAATCATGGCTTTTGATGCAACTGGCTTGAATGCCGCAGGTGGTCAGTCCAAAGCGGGTAATGCTCCGCAAATGTGGACGTATACCACTACTGATAGCGCCGCTACTGTTGATACTAGCGGTTACTTCAACAGCATTGCTTCGATCCTGCGTGTTGGTGACTTGATTTATCGCGTCACCACTTCGTCTGGCTCGGTGTCTTCTGCAGGCCTGCACGTTGTGCTGTCGATCTCGGCAGCTGGCGTGGTGGACGTGGCAGACGCACAAGCTGTCAACACCGGCACCAATACCGATTAACCGGTAGTAGTGCAATGAGGCCAGCTGCTGGGAAACCGGTGGCTGGCCTTTCTTACATTAAGAGGTTGCAATGGCAGCAGGCGATACTGGTGTTTCAATCTGCGCAGATGCGCTGATCCTGCTGGGCGCAGAGCCCATCTCATCGTTCAATGATGGTACGGACGAGTCGAATGCTTGCGACCGTTTGTATTCCGATACTCGAGACTCAACGCTAGCCATGTATCCGTGGTCGTTTAGCGTAAAAAAAATTCAGCTTGCGCGTTTGCTTACTGCGCCGAGCTCTGTTTGGAACTATGCCTACCAGATGCCTGGTGACCGCATTGGCGGCCCTCGGGCTGTGTACGACAGCGCCAGTCCTGGCGCATCAGTGCAAAAAGATTGGGAGATTCAGGGCGACCAGCTGCTGACCAATATTGAGAACGTTTACATCGACTACCAATATTCGGTCGCTGAGTATGCGTGGCCACCCTACTTCGTGCAGTTGATGAAATACATGATGGCTTGGCATTTAGCCGAGCCTATTACAGAGCAGCAAGACAAGTCATTGCGCTGGGAGCGCAAAGCAGTTGGCGACCCAGCAGAAAACGGTCGCGGTGGTTTCTTTCGCACCGCTACCCAGATCGATGCGCAAGGCCAACCCAGCCGCGCCATCGAAGACTTTACCCTTATTGCTGTGAGGAACTAATGCCGCGCTTTGTAGACTTCACAACGAATTTCAGCACCGGAGAGCTTGATCCGCTGCTGCGTTCTCGCGTGGATCTGCAGGCATACGGCAATGCTCTGGCCAAGGCAACCAACGTGCTGATCCAGCCCCAAGGTGGTCTGCGCCGTCGTCCAGGTTTGAAACACATTCTTGAGCTGCCCAACACCAGCACCGCGTCTGCAGGCAACGGTGTGCGCTTAGTACCATTTCAATTCTCTGTTGACGATTCGTACATGCTTTGCTTTACGCATAACAGAATGTATGTGGTCAAAAATGGTTCAGCTATTGCCAACATCAATGCATCAGGTAACAACTACCTAACAACAACTATTGGATCTAGTATTGTTGGAAACATGTGCTGGACACAATCTGCGGATACGTTGATTGTGACGCATCCAGATATGCAACCTGTCAAGATTGTACGAGGCGCATCTGATTCAAGTTGGACTGTTACTACTATCACGTTTGATGCAATACCAAAATATGCGTTTACACTTGCCTACAGTAATCCAGCAACCACGCTGACACCTTCTGCTGTATCTGGAAACGTCACATTAACTGCTGGTGCTGCTGTCTTTAACAGTGGACATGTCAATCAATACGTCAATGTCAGCCCGCAAGGTCGCGCAAGGATTGTCGAATACATCAGCACAACGGTTGTAAAAGCTGTTACTGAGTATCCGTTTTTTGATACAAGCGCCAAAGCATCTGGAGCATGGGAGTTAGAAGCCGGTTACGAAGATGTATGGTCGAGCACTAAAGGCTGGCCGCGTACCGTTACATTCCACGAAGGTCGTCTTTTTTTTGGTGGCAGCAAATCGCGTCCATCCACAGTTTGGGGAAGCAAGATAGGTCTATTCTTTGATTTTGTACCTAGCGAGAATCTGGACGACGATGCAGTCGAAGCTACGCTCGACACTAATGAGCTCAATGTCATTACTGATGTTGTTAGCTCGCGTGACTTCCAGGTGTTTACGACCGGCGGTGAATTCTATGTGCCGCAACAGGGAACTGATCCAATAACGCCTCTGACGTTTACGTTTAAGAACGTAAGCCGCAATGGCATTAAACCTGGCACCCGCGTGCAATCTATTGAATCTGGTTCAGTCTACATCCAGCGCCAGGGTAAGTCGCTCAATGAGTTCGTGTTCTCTGACACGCAGCTCACCTACATCACGCAGCGGATCTCGCTGCTGTCTGGCCACTTGCTGAAAGCACCGCAGCGCATTGCTTTGCGCAAGGCCTCGAGCACCGACGAGTCTGACCTGCTGCTGATGACTAATACCAGCGACGGCAGCATGGCGGTGTTCTCAATCATGCGCAGTCAGCAAATTACAGCGCCCTCAGAATTCACCACGGATGGCGAATTCATAGACATTGGCGTAGACGTGACGCAAATTTATGCAGTAACTAAACGCGTGTTTAACGGCACGACTAGGTACTTTATTGAGCAGTTCAAAGACGATCTGTATACAGACTGCGCGTTTATTGGTGGATCAGCTGGTGGAGTTGGTAGCGGTCTACCGCACATCGGCAAGTCGCTGAACGTGATCACCGATGGCGTGCCACAATCTAACGAGACTGTCAGTGCTGGTGGTGCCGTGACGTTTGATCGTGAATCTGTGACCAGCTATGAGGTTGGTCTACCAATCACGGTTTACGTCAAGACCATGCCGGTCGAGATCAAGTTGCAGACAGGTAGCCGGGTATCGTTTAAGAAACGCATCGTTGAGATCAGCGCAGTGCTAAAAGAAACGCAGCACATGCTAATGAATGATCAACCGGTAATCACTCGAGCTCTGGACAATCCACTGCTTGACCTGGCTGTGCCTACATTTACAGGCATTAAACGCGTCAACGGTGTGCTGGGTTACCGCAACGAGCAGGCCATTGAGGTATCTCAGAACCTGCCACTGAAAATGAATTTACTCGGCCTCGACTATCGCGTGGCCGTTTACTCGGGAACATGACATGGCTGCAGCAACTTTTGCTGGTTTAGATGGTGGGCAATGGGCTGGTGTAGGTGGCTTTTTAGCTGCCTATGGCGAAGCACAGGCGCAACAAGCTGCTGCCATCCAGCAGCAGACCGGCTACTTGCTGCAGGCTCGCAATACGCTAGCTGTTGCTGAAGTTAATTCTCAATTTTCGCAGCAGTACGCAAATATTCAGGCAGGACGCACATTAAAACGCGCAGAGATTGATGCTCTGAATTATCAAATTGCAGGCAATAGTTTGTTGAAAAATATGCGTGCAACCAATGCAGCAATCCGTGCGCGTGCAGCAGCATCAGGCGTTGTTGTTGGAGAAGGATCATTCCAAGGCGTGCAAAACGAAAACGTGCGCAACACGATGATGGATGTTGGTATTACAGATCTAAGCGCTCTCACCGCTCGCGTCATGGGCTTTGAAGATGCGTCAGCAATGATGCAATCAACTGAGGTACAGAACACATTGAACCTGTTCTCAGCTAAACAGCAAGCTGGTCAATTTAACCAGGCAGCAAGCGCTGCACGCAGCACCGGCGGTCTGATGGCTACGCAGACGCTCATTAAGGGCGGCATTCAACTCGGCAAAACTTTAGTGTGACGATATGGCTACCAGACTTGAATCAGGCAATGTACAGGTAAGACAGGTCGGCGGCGTGCCGATGCAGCATGTCAACCAACAGCAGACAAATTACATGTTTGCTGCTAATGCGCAGGCGCAAGAATCTAATGTGCTGGCTCGTATATTGGATGACATGAGCAGCAGCATTGGCGAGTATGCAGCAAAGAAAAGATTTGAAGAAGGCCTACAGTTTGCAGCAGAAAATCCGTTGACTCCTGAACAGCTGCAGATTGCTAAAGAAGGTTTGCCATCAGCAATACCTGGCGTAGGCAAGATCTCGAGCGAAATTGGATTCTTTGGTAAGGCAGTGCAAAAAGCACGCAGCCTGGAGCTCTCAAGTCACTTTGAGGTTGAGGGTCGCAATGAGCTGACAAAGTTATTGGTAGACGTACAAAACGGTATTGTCACATCTGATCAGGTTGGCGCAAAGATCGCCACTATGACAGAAGGTTATGCCAAGTCTTTGGCAAGTGTTGATGCAGAGGCATCGCTCAAGTTCCGAGCCACGATGGCCACGCACGGCAACACCGTGCTGAATGCTGCCTATGAGGCCGAGCTCAAGCGCCAAAAAGCGCAGCGCATCGCCAAGTTCGACATGGACTTTGACAACGGCGTGCAGCTGCTTGAGGCCGCTGTAAGCCAGCAGCCTGAGATGATTAACCAAATTGCCGATGTGTTCCGCACCAATATCTATAACCAATCATTATTGCTTGGTGATGCATCGCTGCAAAGAGAATACAGCACTAAATTTGAGACTGCGCTACGCAATGCAAAGATCAATGCGCTGACAAAGGAATTTAGAAACGACAAGTACATGGCCGACCCGATGGCCACGCTTTACAAGATAAGCAACGGAGATGCCGGAAAACTTAGCCCTGTGCTGAAACAGCTGAATCTGATGGATGATAAAGCTACAGCAGAAATTGCCGCCAACTTCATGGTCGCCGTTAATCAACGCGAATCGCTTGCAAAAGAAAAGCGTGCAGAAGAAAAACGTGCTGCCGTCAAAGAACTGGTGCCGCTGCTCGACCGTGCCTATGCGCTGCCTGAGAACAGCCCAGAGCGCCGCAATTTAGCTGACAAAGTGGCTGCAATTGCTATGCGCGACCCTGATGCGGTGCCGCTGGGCGTGATCAAAGACCTGCGCGAGCCAAACAAGGAAGGTAACCAGCTGGCCGAGTTCAATGCGCTAGCTGGAATTGCTGGAGGTTGGATTACTTCGCCAAATCAAATTGCTAGCATTCCTGGTTTGAATGGAAAACAAAAAGTAAATCTTTTAAAGACATTAATTAGCGAAGACCGCCGCGACCAACGCGAGCTCGACATGGGTTTAGCCAGACTTGCTGGTGTTCCAACTATGCCTGGTCAAGTGACGGTCATCGACCCCAAGGGCGCAGAGTTTCAGCGCCTAATGAAGCTGCGTTCACAAGCGCAACAGATCCAAGCTGGAGCTACTGCAGAAGGAAAGATCCTGACGCCGCGCATGATCCTGCAGCAGGTGGAAACTGACCTTGAGAAAACGCGCAATAGCGAGTCTGCAAAAGCTGCGCGTAATTCGCTTGCAGTGTTTGAGAAAAAGGACTGGATCAATGGCCCTATTACACGTCAGAACATTGCAGCTCTTGAGAAAAAAGCTGGTACCGACATTAACAAACAGCGCGAGCTAACACGCATCAAGCAGCTGCTGGATCAGGCTGGGGAGTGACATGGCATACAGTCAATTAGAAGACCGCTATCTAAACTCGCTAGCCGAGCTGCAGTTCCCTACTGCTATGCCGCAAGACGTGGTGACAGATCCTAGCTTGGAAGGCATGCAGCTGGCTGCT